GCGCTAAACCACGACCCCTCGTGATTTCTCAACACGTATTAGCACGTCTGCTCACAGTCTAAATTCTGTATTCATGTACATCATAAAGCTCAGATCTTTAAACAATTCCTGTGCTTCGTCCAACCCAAGCACACTTCTGGCGACACATTCCAAACAAAACTCAGTGACTATCTTCGCTAATGGCTCAGATATTAACCTTCTGTAATATATATCTCCTTTGAAATGTAAAACATCAGGATTGATAGGTATCCCCAGTATCTCACACATCTGCTTTTCCGACACTTGCTTACCATTGATCGACATATAAGGTAAAAGCTCCTGATATCTCATTAGTCTGCCTATTTTGGCAAACTTCTTTTCCGTAGCAACGTATTCCATCAACGCCGCCCAGCCGACCTCATTCCTCCTCGGACTCACTGCATCTTCCTTCCCAAGCACAGCGCTCCTAAATTTAACAACACTCTCAAAATCATAGATTCTGCAGGTATCAAATGACGCCTCTGCCATTTCGACCACCTTATTCCGATCCACACTTATATCAATATCCAGTTGTTCCACTTCTCTGCACAACACTGATAGCCAGTCCCTAGTGGCCATAGTTCCGGGCGGTTCCTTGATGTCTTCTATTAAGTTGGGTTCTGGTACCTTGTCTTGCAACACCCACACTTTACCTTGGTTGTCAGGAACCCCAAATCCTCCTGAGTCTAAGCTGCCATGTATAACTTCAGGTGGCAAATCCAACCACTCTTCTCCTTCTCTGACTTTGCACCAGTGACTTAGACACATAACGCCCATGGTATTACAGAACTGTGGATCAACGCCCCTCCTTCTTACCTTAGCTATCTGATCTAGTATACTAGTAACTCTTTCCTTCAGAGGTACATTCCCAGTACCTTCCCATTTACCATTAATAAATGTCACTAGAGCACGTATTGGACTAGCATACACTCCCGAAGCATCCACTGTATTCCTAAAGAACTCACTCTTCATGGCAATCATCTGCTTGATAGCCTGTGTTTTAAAGTTCATTTTTCGCATCACCGCCAACATCAAACAACCGTCTTCCGCCCGGTTTAGGCCTCCGTCATGATCGTCCCCTCCACCGTCAACGTATCTATAGGGCTCACGCCCGTATAGCCTGGTGAAACTAATCTCTCCAACTTTATTGTATGTATCATTTAGTACGGAGTTTATATATGACGTACCACGCCACCCAGAGTATAAACCCCTGCCGACAGCATGTTTACTACCCTCTTTATCCACTATAACCATTTTGTACATTGACTCTGCTATAGCTGAAACATAAAATTTGTAATCTTCAGGCGCATCTATAACAGTACCCAGCCTTTCAATCACCCTAGCCATTTCCCAGACCGAGTGATACAGATTAAAGTTCGCCCAATCAAATAGCAATCTTGGCATCACAGCCATCTTCTGTTCGAAATACACTAGTTCATCATCTGGAGGAGCGTTCATTCTTACATTGCCTATTTGATTATCCTGTTCCACGAAATGGAGCACATAGGCAAACACAAGATAATGCATTAGCGACCCTGGCAACAAGGCCCGCCTCTTATGGCCATTCTCATCTATCTTAGAAACAATCTTAGTTGCATTAAATAACTCAAACTTGTTTCCCAGGAGAGGTATAGCATCCATAACCTCAAACAGTGACTTCTTATTATGTCTTAATTTTATTGTATTTACAACCTCACCAACCTCATTTATCAAATCTACTGTATATTGTTTAAGCTCGACGTCCAAATCATTGTACACTATACTACCCTTGGTGAGCCAATTTGCCCTTCGCTTATAGAAAGCACTGAAGTCTGGAACACTCCTATCTAGTGCCTTCCCTAACCGCGCATACGACAAACTCAATCCCGTTTCAAAATCTGTCATGTATTGCGACTCTGTCCACATCATCAACTCAGGATCGTATGAGCGGTGGTCTGGTAAATCACGCTCCCATGTTCTATCTTCAATCTCTTTGTGCCAGTCCGCTTCCTCAACCTCCTTACCAACTAGCAACTCCATGTACAACATTTTGTGCCGCTCTTTTTCTGAAAGTTCCATGTCGCAGAAAAAATTACTCAGCCGAAGCAATGAGTGTAAATCTTTGAATACGGATGTCCACCTCAGGAACGAAATCTTAAGTAGCTCTTTTATCACATCTCTGAATTGTGAGAATTGACCAACGCCTATCCAGTAGCAAATAACTGCCGTGACAAAGTTATTAGGCTTACCGACGTGATGTCTAGCTATCTCATATACTTCATCATTAGCAAACACATCCATCCCCTTAACCAGGCGACTCACAGTCAGATTTCCCCTAGTCATGTTCTTCATATATTTGTAAGGGAACACTTCACCCATGTCACCACGCTTATCGAAATCTGAAGGAACTGACCTAGAATACCTCAACTCAGCCATCATCATTGACCACTCATTCTTACGCATCCCGAACCCGAAAGATGCTGGTATCTCGCTACCCTTCATAAAGAAATCCAGACACTCCTTAGGCACACTACCCGCCTCGTACATAGACAAAAGTTCAGACACATTTAGCCTACTCTTGTCACCAACAAGGACCCAATCAGGCACATCGTCAGCGTACAACACATGCTTGACCCTTCGCGTGTACTTGTAAGGACAGGCACACGGCACGTCGTGTAAGCCCAGCACCATGATAACTCTTTCTTCATTCTTTTCGTATGTTTTAAAAAAAGATTTTGACCTCATAACTATGTTCGTATGACTCATGAACTCCTCCCTATTGGACGCCATTAGGAGTGCCCCAGCTTCGTTACCTCCATCAACTTTCTGCTTGTACACAGCGCGAAACAACTCATCTGAAGGTGCCATTCCTGCGAGTGGCAGTGCACCAATCGACAAGGCAAGTATCTCCGAATGAACCAGTATAAGTGTTGGAACTCCGAAGACCATCATGTCTAGTGTCTCGTTGACCATAGTTAACCACACCTTATTGTGCTTCTCCCATGTGCATTTACCATTTAGAGCATCTATCCTTAAATCATTAAGATAGTCGTGTTCACCCTTAGTAGTCAATCTGTCTATGTCAAGGAACCCGTACTTATCACACAACTGTGTTTTCCCTGACCCTGAAGGCATGACGATAGCATACAAATTTTCCCTCTTTAGAGCCTCATACCTATCCATCGACTCAAGGACCTCCACAGTAAAGTCTGACCTAAATTTGTCACTTCCAAAGTATCCAACCCGCTCGGATATCTTGCTTCTAGCAAGAACCACCTTTGCCTGGTCGCTTTGCGACATTCTTGTCATACGTCCCGCCATGTTTATTG